TTCATCAGGTCCTCCCTCGTTGAGATTTCTCAACTTTCAATGCAAAAAAAATATTCGTGCGCTCGTTCCAATGGGATATGTAACAACGCACACGTTCGCGCGATTTCGTTTGATTTCCACTCCCGTTTGCCGTTCAGCTTGGCGCTTAACGACGCGGGGCTTATGTTCAACGCATGCGCGAAAATTTCATTGGTTCGAAATCGAGCACGAATTTCGCCGCGAAGTTTTGCATACTCCATCATGTACACCTCCTTTCTTTCCGTTGAGTTTTCTCAACCTGTACATGTATTATTATATTCAGATAATTTCGCCTGTCAAGTCTCAAATTGAGAAATCTACATTTTGCACAAAAATTATTATAAAAAACATTGATTTTTCTCAATATTTTCTGTAATATTTAACCAAAGACAGGAGGTGACATCGATGACAAAGGACGAAAAGGTGACCACGACCGCGTCACGTATCAAAGAAGCGATGCGTGCTGCAGGGAAGAAACAAGCCGATCTCATGCGCGAGACAGGTTTGGATCGAAGCGCGATCAGCAATTACGTAGCGGGCAGGTACGAACCAAAACAAAAAGCCATCAACAAATTGGCCATCGCGTTAGACGTTAGCGAAATGTGGTTGTGGGGCTATGACGTGCCGATGACGCGAACGACAACACAAAAAAGAACGACCAACTCGTTGAGTTGATCGCGAAATTGAGAAAAGACGCTGAATTTCAAGAAGTAGTGTCTATGTTGTCTGGATTGCCCGAAGAGCAATATGCCAGCGTCAAAGCCATCATTTTATCCCTCGGCAAGAAGTAATTTATACACGAGGTCGAGCAAATCTGCGTCGGTTATACTTTCTAATTGTTCAATGATGAGCTCGCGTAAATGTTCAATGTTGAGCATAGGCACTCTCCTTCAGAACTGATGTTCGTGTGATTTCTACATTATATTACTATAATATTGTCGGAATTTGCAATATCTTCTCGAAAAGTCAAAAAATTAAAATAATGCGAGGCGAAGCATCATGTGGCAATTACCACCACTCACGCTAGACGAAATATTGCTGTACTCAAGGAAATCACAAACCGACGACCCGACGCTAAGCGTGGAAGAAACATTAGCGAAGCATGAACAAATGCTGGACAAATGGGTCGAGCAAAATTTTCCCGATGCAGGCGCGATCCCGGAAACGAATCGCTATCGTGAAGTCGTATCAGGAGAAACGATTGAAAGCCGTCCGCGCGTTCAAGAAGTGTTGCGACGCATCGAATCGCCAAAAATCAAAGCGGTGCTGATCGTGGAACCGCAAAGGTTATCTCGTGGCGATTTGGAGGACATCGGGCGAATGGTCAAATTACTTCGCTACACTAACACGATCGTGATCACGCTTCAATACACTTACGACTTGCGCGACGAACGTGATCGCGACATGTTTGAACGCGAACTCAAACGCGGGAACGAATTTTTGGAATACACTAAGCGCATCATGTCAAACGGCAGACGACTGTCGGTTGAAAACGGGAATTATCTCGGAAATTACCCGCCGTATGGTTACCGCAAAATCAAATATAAAGACGGCAAACAAAAATGCTACACGCTGGAACCAATACCCGAAGAAGCGGCAGTCGTAAAGATGATCTTTGAAATGTATCGCGACGGGATCAACACCGCTCAGATCATGCGAAAGCTGAACAAATCGGGCATAAAACCAGCCAAAGGCAAGAAATGGGCGCGAGCGTCGCTAATCAAAATCCGAACCAATGAACATTATATCGGGAAAGTCGTTTGGAATCGACGACAAAAAACAAAAATCGTTGAGAATGGCGAAGTCATAGCTCGAAGCATGCGACAAACCGAATATTTGGTCTTTCCGGGGAGGCATCCCGCTATTATAGACCAAGAATTATGGGATGCAGTGCAAACATTGCGTGAAGACGTGCCGCCCGTCAAACGCGAAAACAAATATGCCAACATCTTTTCGGGCTTGGTATTTTGCGAATGCGGCGCTCGGATGTCGCGTCGTACAAATTACCGAGACGGGAAAGAATATTCACCCGCGCGTTTGGTGTGCGCCGATCAAAAAGAATGCGGGAACGCTTCTTGCCTCGTTGAAGAAATGGAAAAAGCAGTGATCGGTATTTTGCGCGAAGCTATCGACGATTTTGAATTGAGAATCGAACATTCTACCGCTGATCAAGTAACACGTCATCAACAACTTGTCGCGCAACAGGAACAACGCTTGCGTGAACTGGAACGACGCGAAATCGCTCAATGGGACAAATACACTCGTGAAGGCATGCCGAAGCACATTTTCGACGAGTTGAACGCCCGCGTGCTCGAAGAAAAAGACGACGTGCAGCAGTCGCTTTGTCATTTAAACGACACGTTGCCCGAGCTGATCGACTACGAACAGAAGCGCGTCTTGTTCTCTGATGCGTTGACGATGCTGCAGGATCATGACGCGCCGGCTCGTGAGAAAAACTTACTGCTCAAACAGTGCATCGATCGCATCGTGTACGCGCGAAAACAAAAAGCAGGAAGTCGCAAAACCGCCGCGAGAGAACCAATGGAATTAGACGTGCATCTCAAAATTTGAGGTGCGCGGCTTTCATGTATCATGCTTGCGTGAGTTCATTAATATAAGCATGATGCATGAAAAGGACAGGGCCCGCAAGCCCTGTCCTTTTTTATTATTCTTTCAATTCGGGCAAACCGGCCACACTGGTGAGCAGGGACAGGACGCCGGCAAGGACTGCCGCGCTTCCTACCATCACCCAGTTGACGTCTCCCATCACTACCGCGCCGCCTCCGATAGTCGCGATGGCGGTCTGCGCTACGGTCTTAATGGCACGCACTCCGGCGGCCTTGATCCACTTGATAGCTTTTTCTTTTGTCATAGTTTTGCCTCCTTAATTATTAGCGGCGAGAATTGCCGCGATTTTATTGTCGATGTAGGTCTTCGGGTCTGCTGCGTATTCGAGAGCCATCCACGCGCCTGCATCGTTCAGCACGGTGGTGGTCGGCTTGTTAGCGAGCAGAGCCTTGTAGGCTTCGAGCTCCTCGGTGGAGAGAGGTGTCTCGATGGGTGCGTCCAGCGGAAAAACAAAAACGATGGGGGTGACCTTCAGTAGAGTTTTCAATTCTTCCACCGTGCTTGCCACGTCACCAGGGATAGAAATGCGACCGTAAAATACTTGCATCTCATTCAGCCACGCGCCACTGTAATTCGCTTTTTCGGCGGGGGCGGTATAATTGCACAAAATATCCTGCCGTGCATTGGCTGACTGTATTTTTACGTTTTTAACACCCGGATCAAAAAAATCAAAGCGCACGTTTGTCGCAGGAGATTGTGCCAGAGTGGTAGAAATTAAGACTTCTTTGCCGTCGCTTCCATTAAAGGCCGTCGTTCCCACCCTCTGCACATACACCCCGCGCGCCAGGTCGACCTCGTCAGCGATCCACTGCTGGCCGTTCGCGTCGGTGTAGTTTCCGCCGGACGTGACCGGGATGCCGGGCAGGCTGTCCGAGGTGGAGAGGGCGAGGGTCTGCGCTTCGTTGTAGGGCTCGTACTCCGTAGCGATTTCGCCCACTTCGATCTGTACCTTAACGATGTCGTTATTATAGGAGCTATTCGCGCTTACGATAACTTCCACGCCCACCTCGGCCGCCTCGTCGAGCATGAAGGTCTTGGGGTTTTCGGGGGTCGCCATAGTGAAGAGATAGCGCTGCTCGCCGCTCAGCTTTTTAATGTTTATGTAGTCCGTGTCCTTGAGCCCAGCGACGGACAGAGTGTACACGCCCTGGGATAAAGGCATCGAACGGACGAGGAAGCCCGACGCGGCGCTTGCACTTGTTCGGGTCCCACCGAATACAAACTCGGACGAGCCTATTGTGCTGGTGAAGGTGACGCCGTTCGCCATCGTTGGCGTTCTGCTTTCTGTAGCGTGCAGCAAGTTTTTCCCGCACACTGTTACGGTCGGCGCCTTTGCGCTGACGATCTCGACGGGTGCGTCGGGTGTCGGTGTGCCGTTCTGCGTGGACTTGCCGAAGATGCGGAGACCGACAAGAGGGTCAGCCGACGAGTCGGCGACCTGTATAGTCTCGCCCTCTGCCTCGCAGACGAT